TACGGATACAAGAAAAAAGTTTTGTACTCCTCCATGGGCTACTACAGTGCGTTGTACAACTATACAGTGTTGTCACAACGCCATAGAACAACACTGGTAAAAATTGCCTGTTGACATTGTACTGCAACGGTGGTATAATATAGACAATGAAAGAGGGAACAACAGAGGACCAGATGGAATGGCACAGAGAAGTCCAAAACAGAGGTTCAAAGAAAACCCTTGACAAACAGCAAGAAATGTGATACAATATAGGTGGAAAGAAACCACAAATTGAATCACAAGAGAAACATTGAGGAGATGTGTGTATGAAAAAGACTGTTAAGATTGAAATGTACCTTGACTGCACCACCGAATGGGGCGACCGCCGCTGGAATTATGTGTGCACTGTGTGGGGTGCCCGAATTGAGTTTGACCGTTCCCGCTGGTATCTGCGTGATGCTGAAAACAGTATGGTTTGCTGTGGCAACATTAGTGAACTCCATGGTGCTGGTACTGACCAGTATGATGTAAAGTTCAAGAACGTTGTTTGCTACTGATATCCGCAGGTCGGAACTCTCAACCACGTTGAGGGTTCTAACGTGGGGATATCCACGAACACAAGTAACATTGAAGAGGTGTACTATAATTATGGCAACTAGTTACAAAATGCGTTCCATGCCCGCCGCCAACTGTCACGTTGAGATTATTCGCGATAGCAAGACTAATGCGTTTAAGGGTGTTTACCTGTACAGTTACCGCACGTTGATGATGGAAATTTGCTTTGACCCGGAAACATACATTGAGACAGTCAAGTTGTATTACCCTGTTGATTGTAGCCGCACCACGGCACGGCATGTTAATAGATTCACCACCGAATGGTTAGGTGAAAACTGCTATTTCAAGCTGAAAGGCAAGGGAAAAGGCTATACTATGAGCGCAAATTGGGGTGTACGTGATACACTTGAAATGTTGCAGTGGTATGAGAATAGCGGCAAACGCTTCCACTACTAAGTCGAAACACCGGTTAATTCCTAGGCCGGTATCCTGTACCGCTGTACAGGGTACTAACGTGGGAACTACCACGAGAAAGTGAGGGCATGAAAAATGTCTCTGTATCATTTCCAGTGTATCGCACCTATTTTAGCGGCTGTTGCTGTATGCTTTGGCCTGTACCTGTACGCAACTTTGAAAGGATGGCTGTGATATGATTAGGTTGTATCTCAAGAACTACAAGCCCGCTGAACTGGTTCAGCTGTACAATGCACTGTCGCTGGCCCGTACTATGGTCAAGGCTGACGTTCCGACAAACACGGCAAAAGATTTGGATGAAGTATTACAGTACATATCCGGGTACATGGATGCAAAGGGGGATTCTGCAAAATGAGTGCACGCCTTAATGGTTCCCAGTTGGCCCACCGGGTCTACAAGTACCTGCTGGCCCAGTATTCTGCTGAACAGTTGCAGAATACCTACTATGCCATGGATACCCGGGTATTTTCTGAGCCTGATGTGGCGTTCTACCCGGATATTGAGAATCGGTTCAAATCGCCCACAGACGCTATGAACTACCTCTTGGAAGAGGGGTTGCCCATCTGGCTGGTTAAGTCCGGTTCTAATTACCCGTTGGAACACTTTACCTATCGAAAAGCCGAATTACTGTTTGGCCTGTAATTTCTAGGCCGGTATCCTGTACTACGGTACAGGGTACTAACGTGGAAATTACCACGAGAAAGGAGTGTTGAAAACTATGTTGAAACTGTTAAAAGTCCCGCCTTAGTTGGGAATACCCGATTGTTAAATTTTTGACGATTTTATCAAAAAGTCCCATAACTCGCACGTATAAAATCTCTATCCCGAGCGCAACAAAAGTCCATGTTAATCTGTACCCAGATATGGTACAATAAGTGTGGGAGATAACTTCCATCTCCTAATTTAGACGCTTTAACACAACACAAAGGAGTATTCATCATGCGTAAGTATTCTATCACTCGCCGTTCCATCGTTACCACTGCTACCGTCAAGGCCGTCAACCTGAACACTTTTGAGGTGGTTGATATGACTGCCACTATCGAGGGCGCATTCGCTGACAACTCTGCCGCACTCAAGGCCGTTCAGAAGGTCTGGGAAAATGACGAGTTCAACCCTGTTGCCGTTACCAGCCTGTTTTGCAAGGTCAAGACCTATGGCATGACCGCCGCCCAGTGGTTCGACAACGCCGATGTTATCGAGGAAACCGATATCACCCCTGAGGAAGCGGCCCAGTTCGGCAAGCGTCAGAAGAAGTCTAACGAGAACGCACAGTAAGTTTATCCGCCCAACAAACACATAACAAATAAGGAGTATCACTATGAATATCATCAACAAGTCCGCTAATGTTGTATCCGCTTTTGACCTGTACAAGCTGGTTCAGTCCCCTGAGCGCAAGAAGCTGACCAATATCAAGGGCCAGACCATTGAGCTGGACAAGTGGGTGCTGTACACTGAGCCTGACAAGGATGGCAAGGAAATGCCCCTGCTGGCCCTGTCTACCGTTGATGGCACTGCATACTGCACCAACTCTGCAACGTTCTGCCGCTCTTTTGAGAGCGCTGTGGCAACCTTTGGCCAGTTCGGTGAAGAATTCCACAGCATTCAGATTGTCACTGGAACTTCCAAGAACGGCCGTGATTACATCGACTGCGTTGTGGTCGGTTAATCACCGGCATGAATAACAACTAATTAAGAAGAAAGGTGAAGTTCTTCTTAAATAAAATCACTTACAGTATCCCGGCTGGTGGCCAATTCACTGGCCGGGATTCTTTTATAAAGGAGATGAACAAATTATGAATCATCGCCAACAAGTAGCCGCTATGCACGCTAGAGAGCTGGCAAAGGCCAAACAGCAGTTGTTGCTCAAGGTGAATCAGTATATTCAGGAAGTGCGGGCAGAAAGTGGCACAGCAGAAGTAACACCACAGATACAGCGTTTGATTGAGCTGGATAAATATAGGTTGCGGGATGTGCAGAGAATGCGACAGATTGCAAGTGACCCACAAAAAGTTAAAGAGTATGTGTATGCTGAGAATGCACAAGGGCAAGTGATTAGTGGTGAAAAAGCTATAAAGCGTTATCAGTCTTATCAGCGTTCCGGCATTGCCAAACCAGCTGACCAGTTCAAAAAGAGCGTTGAAACAGTAATTGATACTGTTAAAGAGATGTTTGTTGACATGAACGCATACAACGAGTTTGCCCGTAAGTTGAATGCTCTTGTTAATCAAGACATTAACGAACCTACTGATGAGGAATGGTTTGTAACACACGGCGCATATTTAGCACGGTTGAAGAATCCCAAGGAGATTGAAGCATCCAAGAAATGGTTCATGTACCTCAATCGAGAAAACACCAGAGACATGGAACGAGCCTTTAATACTTTGCTAGAACAGGAAGGTGCAAAGGAAGTTGCTAGGCGCATAAACGAGAACTTAACGAAAATTATGGAAGCGGCTGTTATTGCGGCAATTGGTTATAATGAACAAGCTGGCTCTGCTGTACAGGATGTTCTAATAATACTTGCACCAAGAGCAACCCGAGAACAAATACAGTCAATGCAAGAATTGTATGACAGCCAGTTTGAATACAATGATTATGAGGAATGATATCTAATGTCACGTTCCGAAAAGTGGCGAACTTTCAGTGCTGACTTTGAGACAACAGTTGAAGAGAATACGAGACAACAGACAGCGACTGAGGTGTGGAGTGCCGCTAGTGTTGAACTGTGGACTGAGGACGTTATGGTTTTCCATTCTATTGGTGAGCTGTATGAGTATTATGTATCACTGGACGAGAACATTGTGGTATACTTCCACAACCTCAAATTTGATGGAAACTTCTGGTTGTCGTATCTACTCTATGACCTCAAATTTAAGCAAGCCTTTGACCCAGCACCAGACCAGAAAGGCGGCAAGTTCAAAAAGAACTGGGAAATGCCTGACAGGTCGTTTAAATACGTTATCTCAGATATGGGCCAATGGTACACTATGACTATCAAAGTGAATGGACACTACATTGAACTTAAAGACAGTCTTAAACTACTGCCATTCAGTCTTAAACAAATCGGTATCAGTTTCAAGACCAAACACCAGAAACTAGATATGGAGTATAAAGGGCACAGATACGCTGGTTGTCCGATATCCCCAGAAGAACTAAAGTACATTGCAAATGACGTTCTAGTTATCAAAGAAGCACTTGAATTTATGTTCTCAGAGGGCCACAAGAAACTGACAATTGGTTCGTGCTGTTTGGACGAGTTCAAGAAGGGGCGCACAGTCGGAGACGATTACAGCACGCTGTTCCCAGACCTGTACAAAATACCACTTGACCCAGAAGTTTATGGTTCTAGCACAGCTGGTGAATGGATTCACAAATCGTACAAAGGCGGCTGGTGTTATCTGGTGAAAGGAAAAGAGTGCAAGGAGTATAGAAATGGTGTTACAGCAGATGTGAACAGTCTGTATCCTTCTGTAATGCACTCTGAATCTGGCTCAGATTATCCTATCGGCAAGCCTAAGTTCATTCATGTTGAAGCAAACGAAGGTGATATATGGGACGCATACAATTGCCCTATCAAATATGACCCGTTCTGGTTTCAGCCGACAGAAAAGCCTAAAAAGCTGTGGGAATACGGAAAGTTCTATTTCTTCCGCATTAAGACCCGGTTCTATCTGAAACCCGGTAAGTTGCCTTTTGTACAGATTAAAGGCTCTTGGATGTACAAAGGAACAGAAGCACTGGAAAGCTCAGATATTGTTGGTAAAGACGGTATTCCACGTTCCGAATACTATGACATTGACGGTAACTTACACGACACACGAGTTGAGCTTACATTAACACAGACAGATTTCATTCTACTGCGTGAGCACTACAATCTAGTTGATTATGAACTACTTGATTACTGTGAGTTTGATTCAACTATTGGCCTGTTTGACGAGTATATTGACAAGTATGCCGCAATCAAAAAGACAAGCAAAGGCGCTATGAGACAACTTGCAAAACTATTTCTAAACAACTTATACGGAAAAATGGCATCTAGCATGAACAGCTCTTTTAAAGTTGCATTTGAAAAAGATGATGGTTCTGTTGGATTCTACGAGGTGGACGAAAATGACAAAAAACCCGGATACATTCCAGTTGGTTCAGCTATCACTAGTTATGCCCGCAACTTTACCATTCGTGCGGCTCAACAAAATTATTACGGAAAGGACAAGCCCGGATTTATCTACGCCGACACAGACAGTATACACTGTGACCTGCCGCCTGAGCAGTTAAAAGGTATTACAGTGCATCCATCAAATTTCTGCTGTTGGAAGCTAGAATCGAGCTGGGATATCGGCTGGTTTGTGCGGCAAAAGACGTACATTGAGCACGTTGTAGCTGAGGACTTAGAGCCGATAGAGAACCCTTATTACAACATCAAGTGTGCAGGAATGCCAAAAAAGTGCAAAGACCTGTTTGCAGAATCCTTTGACAACAAAGTTGCAGAGGACATTGAGAACGGCATAAATCCAAGAAATGAAGAACAACAGCTATCTGATTCTAAACTTACGCCAGAAGAGATTGCATTTCTTAGTAAAACACGCACATTTAAAGATTTCAAGACAGGTTTAACAGTTCCCGGTAAACTGCTTCCCAGAAGAATTAAGGGTGGTGTGTTGCTGGTTGATACTGATTTTACAATGAGGTGATATAATGACAAGGAAATTTTCAAGTCTTAAAGACCTGTATGCAACTTTATTCTTTGCAGGAGATGCACGATTTGATTTATACAGCAGTTCTGGTTTAATTCGTGCTGGTTACCGCTGGCCTGATATTTCCAAGTCGTACAAGGGTGCTCAGGTAGCAACTCTTTGGATTAAAGAACTTGATTTCACTGGTTGCATTATGGATTGTGAGGTGCATTTTAAATGACTATTGAAGAATTTTACCAGTCCTGCCAGAACTGTGGTTGGAAAACTGAGTTTGAGCTGTGGAGTTTCTTCACGCTCCTGTATCGTGGGCGGTTTGACCCAATGAAGAACCAATTCAGAAACCTTCATGTGAGCACGTTTGAGGTTCGTAAAGGCAAAGTAATAATTCAAGTGAGGGAGTGTGTAAGATGATTACATTATTAGAACTGTGGCGTTCGTGGAACGACATTGATGAACACACCACAGCAGAACTGTGGTACGAGAAAGGAGACAAAATCGCCGATATAGAAATGGGCAAGCTGGAACAATGGGCACAATATAAAGATAAAACTGTTGTTGCATTTGCTACAATAATGCCAGACCGCACTTGTCCTATAACAGATGGTGCATTTGACTATATTTTAATTATCTTGAAAGGGTGAACAGGATGAAAGACTTGTACAAAATCTGTGACTGCTCCTATGACCAGCGCACAGGCGGTTGTGACTGCGTTGGTTGCAAATATCATATCAAGCACTATCAGCCTGAGCCTGAGGACTGGTATATCTTCCACAAGGTGACAGCGGTAAACGCTGGTGAGTGCCTACAACAAGGGGGAACTCAGAATGGGTAATGGGATTATCCCTGATGCAAAAGGAGTGGCAGAAGAAAAGCTCAAAAAGAAGCATCTGTTAATCCGTATCCCCGGAGAGAACTATGATAGAAAATGCCTGTCTAAAGATTCACTCATGTATGTTGCCTATTCTCTGAACAGAGAGTATGTGCATCTGCCGGGTATCAACGATGGTGCAATTAAAGTTTCATCTCTGTCCAATGATATGTTGAGGTCTAAAGTTTTTATGTACCATATTGACACCAATAAAACGTTTACAGCAATCATTGCTGGCTCTGGGTTTACACTGTGGTACACTAAAGAAAAGGAGAATAAAAAGTGAGCGAAGTTATCGTGTTTACAATTGCGGCATTATACACTATTTATATCACTGCGTTCAGATACAAGTATAAACTTGATAAGTCAGTGTATATTTGTGATGTACTGTTGATTCTTGCGGCTCTGCTGGCACTGAGGTGGTAAGATGAATATTGTTTATCAATAATCAATTGTACATGGTAGTGCGGCGTGCATTATTGCTGTAAATGTATAAAACAAACCCCTCAAGTCGAACCTAACGGAACGGCAAGAGGGGTTTTCTATATCCTGTCTCTGAGGTGCACCAAAGCGCATTGCAGATACGAAACTACATAGCGGACGGTTCATCGCCGTTGCAAAACCCGCCTGTATCGGTGGTACTGTCTCAGAGGGATAAGCACTAATAAGACAGCGCTTTCAAGATAACTTCCTTGCATTGCAGATTCTTAAACCGGAAAGCGCCACGGTCGAAGAAATACCGCATCTGGTCTGTGAACATCTTGTACGCATTGAGCATAACGTAGTTCACTCTATGGTCATCTGTTGTGACAGCCAGCTTGAACTTGTAAGTCAAGTCTGGTTTATCATCGCAGTAAATAACACCTGTGTCTGGGAACTCTCTCAACCCGTATTCTTTGTTCATGTAACGGATAGTACCCAAGTAACGAGAAGCGCCAGTAGGACGCTCAATGAATGCAGAGCTGTCGTTCAGGTACACAGCCTGTGTCAAATACACATCGTAGGTGTCACCGCTGAACGCACTGTTAAAAGCGGATTCAGCCTGCGCCTTAGAAGCGGCATCGACATATCCCTGTTCCAGCACCCAACCAACACCACGCAGAAAGTTTACGTTGTCATTCAGTCGTGAGCTGATATTCATTGCAACATAGTATGGATTCAGCAGGGTAACAGGGTTAGACAGCATATAAACAGGAACATACCGAGATTGAGCACCCTGCCCACGAGCAACAGAAGTGTGGATAGACCGGAACTTCTTTACCTCATCTGCACAGTAATGGTTTGTCTCGCTCTGGAACTCGTCCATGAGCATTCGGGTGGTATCTGAGAAAAAATGAGAATACTTCTTAATCTGGTCTGCCGCATTGATACTTACAGCATAACCACATGGAACACCGTCAAGAAACAGTTCATGGTAAATGCCAGCGGCTCTGCGCTGAGAAGTCATTGCGTGCCCCTGATAGAACAGAACGCCGATATCCTTAAAGAATTTGTCAGCGCAACCGTCAAGTTCATAGTTGAACCTATACAGCAACATGAACTTCTCTTTGTAGTTGATAAAGCGCTTGACGCAATACCGGTTGAACCAAGTAGTCTTACCACCAGAACGGTTTGTGGTGCACATATAAATCTCTGGCTTGTTACCGTTCGTGTCCATCAAAGACAGTAGCTTTGTACCGTCATAGAAGTCGCCCATTGTATCAGCCCCTTTTTAGGAATCATTCCTATTTGTTCCATGTGGAACATTTTCTCTCTAAAATAATTATATCATACCTACTTCCATTTTTCAACTACCTATGGTATAATAATTATAGAAGCTAGACCGGAAAGGGGGTGAGCTTATGAATGCCGTCTATTCCGTTCCAGTGGAAGTAAAACTCGCTCTGGCCTTTATGGTGGTTGACGTTTTCACCGGAGTGTTGAAAGCTTTCAAAAACAAAGAGTTGAACTCCACAAAGGCAAGGGAAGGAATTTACAAGAAAACCAGTTTTATCTTGTTCATTGCGTTCGGCTATCTCGCTGATTATGCTATGGACTATGTGAACATGGGTTTCAATTTCCCCGCCGCCGCAACTATCTGCACTCTGGTTATCGTCACGGAAGCTATTTCTGTGCTTGAGAATCTGGGTCAGATTAACCCTGACTTGGTTAAACTGGTTGCGCCGTTCCTGTCTGTACTGAACAAGAAAGAAGGTGAGAACAATGGTTGACGTCGAGCTACTGCTTTCTGACAACGGCGGGGTTAGAATTTATCCCACCGAATGGCACAACACTATCTACTTTGGCTATCAGAAAAACGCTAACATTTACCGTCTACACATTATTCGCTCTAAGGTGTGGCAGAACCTCACTGTAAGAGCTTTCTTTCACACAGCAAATAAACAAGACCCACCAGCACAGCTGTTTGTAGGTGATTACGTCAATGTGCCTGCTTTGATTACCGCTACTACGGTTGGCGGCGTTATCACAATTGAGGGCACTGACGGCATGAAAGCTCTTACCACAGCTGATATCCCTTACGTTGTAAGTAAAAACTCTGGCGTTGAGGACGGCACAACCCCCGAACCGGCATCTCCTGCTTGGGTTCAGCTAGTAGCAGAAATCAATGCAGAAGCAGAAGCGGCAAAAGCCGCCGCTAAGATTGCTAATGAATCGGCAATTAAAGCACAGTCTACTCTGAATGATTTGTTACAGGGTATCCGAGATGGTGATTTCATTGGTCTGCCCGGTCCGGCTGGCCCACAAGGCCCTCAAGGTGTACAAGGCCCGGCTGGCCCACAAGGCCCGCAAGGCGAAGTTGGCCCGGTCGGCCCACAAGGCCCGAGAGGCACACAGGGTGTAAATGGCCCACAGGGCATTCAAGGCCCGAAAGGCGACCCCGGTCCTAAAGGTGACGTTGGCCCTCAAGGTGAGGTTGGCCCAGTAGGCCCAAGAGGTTTACAGGGAGAGACTGGCCCGCAAGGCCCACAGGGTATTCAAGGCCCGGTTGGTCCGGTTGGCCCGGTTGGGCCTAATGGCCCGAAAGGTGAACAAGGCCCAGCTGGCCCAGAAGGGCCTAAGGGTGAACAGGGTGAACAGGGTAATCAAGGCCCAGTTGGCTCGCAAGGCCCTAAAGGCGACCCCGGCGAAACAGGGCCAAGTTTTTATACTGACTGTTTTCTTTTCACAAAAAGCAATACTAACCCTTCTGAATATTTCGGTGGAACATGGTATAAACATGGCAATGTGACTATGCAAACTCTTACAGGGCGAGTTGTAGCTACAACATTATGGGAAAAAACCGGGTAATAATATGAAGTTAGCGCAATATTATGTTTTCGATTACACTCTCAACCCTGATGAACAGTTGTCTCCGCACTTCAAAGCACACGAGTTTCGCTGTTCTGACTTATCCCGTGTCATTGTGCTAAACAAAGCACTTCTTGAATTACTTGAAATCATCCGCAACCACTACAACAAACCCCTCATTATTAACTCAGCATATCGCACAGTAGCATACAACAGTTCACTCAAAAATTCCAGTCCTAAATCACAGCACATGTTCGGCAACGCCGCAGACATTTATATCTCTAGCGTTTCTCCGCTCAAGCTGTACACCTGGCTCAATTCTAAATACCCTAATTCGCTTGGACTTGGCATTTATGACACCTTTGTTCATGTGGATGTAAGAGAGGGAAAGTCACGGTGGGACTACCGAACAACCACTAAATAATTGAAAGGAGCAAATTATGGAGCTTGCCGATTTCAATGCCAAGACACAGGAGCTTATCAAGCACTTGGGAGATAACGCAGACCAAGGCGAAGTAACCAATATCTTGGCAGAACTGACCACTGGTTTTAGCGAAGAGGTTGCCGCAAAAGCGACTGCCCTTCGCAATGTTGATGACCTTACTGCAAAGAATGCGAAGCTGAAAGAGGACAACATGAATCTCTTCCTTCGTGTTACTGTGCCGGAAGAACAGCTCAAATCCCCTGTTCGTCCGGAAGAGGACAAAGACCCCATCAACCGCCTGTTTACCAATGGCCGACTTAACCTCAAGGGCTGATTTGCAAAGCAAATCTTTACCAAACCATTATTCATCTCCCGCACGAGCGGAAGCGAGTTATGGTTAAACATTTTAGAAAGGATAGTGACAAACTATGGCAACTGCTATCGACATTGTGAACGCAGTCATTGATACTAGTTCCACGCTGAAAGATAACATCCCGCTTGCTACCAATGCCACTCTTCAGGCAACTGGTAGCGCTATCATGCAGTACACTCCCTTTATGAATGAGTTCATCAATGGTCTGGTGAACCGCATTCTGTTTCAGGAAGCGCACAACATGACCTATGACAACCCCCTTCGCATTTTCAAGGGAGTTGATATCCCCTACGGCACTGACGTGCAGGACAGCATTGCGAACCCCGCTGTTGCTACGCCTTACGACAGCTCTGCAATGAGTGATGTTCTGTCTCCTGCTTCTCCTGATGTTAAGACCGTGTACTACCGCCGTAACCGGCAGGACAAGTACAAGGTTACTGTCTATGATGCCGTTCTGGCTGGCGCTTTCACCAACGCCGATACCTTCAACAACTTTGTCTCGATGATTCTGAACACCCTGACCAGTGGTGACAACATCGACGAGTTTACGCTTATGAAGGGTGTTGTTGGTCAGGCTATCAACGATGACAACATCAACAAAACCACTCTGACCGTTGGTGCTGACCACCGGGCCTTTGCTGAAACCCTTGTCACCAACCTGCGTGCCAAGTATCTTCAGTTCCAGTTCCCTTCTACCAAGTACAACTGCTATCAGAAGATGGCTAAAGCTAAGGGCATTGAAAACGCAACTCCCCTGACTACTTGGACTTCTCCTGACCGTATCAGCGTTCTGGTTCGTGCTGACGTTGCGGCCTTCACTGACGTTGAAGTTCTGGCTAAGGCGTTCAACATGAGCAAGGCTGACTTCCTTGGCCGTCAGGTGATGGTTGACAGCTTTGGTGATACCGCTGATGCCGCTAAGACGCTGGCAATCATCGCAGACAACACCTTCCTGCGCACCCATGACAACCGCTTCCAGATGGCCGAAACCCCGTACAATGCAAGCACTCTGAGCCGCACCTACTTCCTGCATCACTGGGAGACTATGGCTTGCAGTCCGTTTGCTAATGCGTGGGCATTCATCGAAGGGTAATCTTCATAACGTAACTGCTCCATAATTTTCTCTCTTACGGTAGCTGGTTGAGCTTTAGACCAGTGAGGGCGGGACAGGGGCAAGAGAGGTACAAATTATGTTTACACCAACAACTGCTTTAAGGCTACTCGACACTCCGCTAGAGAGTGATTACAGAAACACATTGTGGTTTCCTAACCGAGAAGCACAAACTGCCTATTTCTTAGGAAGAACGATTAAGACCTACGATAACTTCCAGTACATTAAAAAGAATAACACTATTGTTGTGGACGGCGAAGTGGACTTGCTGTATAACTGCAACTACATCATGTACCAGAACAACAACTTCACCAATAAATGGTTCTATGCCTTCATTGATAGAATCGAGTGGGCAAGCAACAGTTCCGTCAGACTGTACGTAAGCACAGACGTTATCCAAACTTGGTTCTTCGATATCACATACTATGACAGCTATGTTGATAGATGCCACAGTGATACTGATGTTGCCGGAGATAATATCGTGCCAGAGGATTTCAGCGGAACAGGAAACGGTGGGTATTATCAGGTCGGCAGTCAGGATTTGAAACCGGACTGGGTCACTGTATTTGCAACTACCGATTATACCGGAAACCCGCTTCCACCTACTGACTTAAACGGCCTTATTTCCGGCGCTGGAGCTGTCAGAAAAAAGTATGACAATGCTTCTCTTACAAACTTGCTCAATGGCTATGTCAAAAATGGCACAGCAACAGCAGTCACCAAAATCCAGCAATGGCCCGCAAACCATGACGCAACTATTGCTTATGCAAAACACCCTACACACATTGATGCTAACGGTGTTAGCTATACTCCTGTAAACAAAAAACTTTTGTCTGGTGCTTTCCTTACCGCTTATGCCCAGATGATGGGGCAGGAGATTGAGTTCAACCCGGAATATATTACCGGCGCTAACATAAATGGTAAAATCGTTGTTGATGACACGTCCGGTTTAGTCGGATTTATTATCACCAATTACAGCAACACCAACATTGCATCAATGTCAATGGCAGTATCAATCCCTGAAAGTCAATGGGGGTATAATCAGTACAAGAATGATTACAACTTGCACAATGCGTCAAATTCAATTATGGTACAGCGCAATAAAGAAAATAGGCGTTACAACCTATATCAAGGAGCGTTAAGTGGTGCTGGTGGTGCATTGCAAGTCATTGGTGCTGGCGTAGATTTAGCAAACCCTCTGACATGGGCAAAAGGAAATGTAGGTAGCGCACTTAGCCAAGGAATATCTGGTGCATCCACTGTCCTTAATGCGGCTCGTGAAACAGGACAAATTCAAGCTGGCATTGATGAAATAACTCAAGATTTAACTGCTATTTCTGAAAATTACAATGCTCCTGCAATTGGTGGTGTTGCTCAAAGCAACATTTATATAGCTGGCAAAAAGACTGCTTTATCTTATGGGTTCAAAACACCACCTCTCGATATCTTGAAAAGAATTGACAAATTCCTCACCGTCTATGGCTACAAACAGAGCGAATACCGAGCAATCAACCTTCATGCGAGAGCAAGCTGGACTTACATCAAAACCAATGGGTTGAATGCCAGTGGCAACTTCCCTGACGATGATATGAATATTATCAAACGTGCATTCAATAACGGCATATTCTTCTGGGTTTACACTGCAACATACGGAAACTTCGGGCAAAACAATGCTATTGTGTAAGGTGGTGATTATATGGCAAACTCAGCGGCAGAAACGCTAAAAGAATTTAAGTCTGCTTCAACTGCCAGCAATGCTGTATACGCGACCTTAAAAGTGCAGTATACTGGTTCATGGATGGACGATATTCAGCAGATTTCAACAATGTGCGGCGTACCTGTCCAAACGCTTTTACAGCTGAACCCTTGGCTGACTTCCAATAACTTTGTTGCCAATAACCACGACTATATAACAATCAAAGTGACCGCTGGTTCTCCACACACTGGTGGCAGTAATGCCCAAAACAACGTCACTGGTTTTTACAGCACAGATGAATGGTTTCATCCGCTAGGCGTTGGAACTTGGTATTGCACTACTGCTTTCAGTGCTTCTCACTCTGCTATTGACCTTACTACTGGAACACCAGGCCAGGTTGCCGGAAAACCTATCTACGCTGTAAAAGCTGGCACAGTTGTACAGAGCTATTCTTCAGATTCATGGGGAAACACCATTCTAATTCGCCACGATGATACAACGGACGCTTCCGGCAATTGCTACTATACTCGTTATGCCCACATGGAAAAGATTGGCCCATCTACCGGAACTAAAGTTTCACAAGGTGACCAACTTGGTACAGCAGGCAACACAGGAAAATCTACTGGCGCTCACCTTCACTTCCAGATTTACTTTACTTCTGCAACTCGCACAGACTACACTAACTTTGATGGTGGCAAAGTGAGCCACACTTTTAGTGTAAATCCTAACGATATCAAAGACTTCCCCGGAACACCTTATACGGAAAATCATTACAGCCAAGTTGAGATGCACAAAAGCCCTTACGTTACTGATGCTGATATCAAAGTAATACAGGGTGCGGCATCTGAGGACGGTACTGTCACTGAATCTCAGTTCAACGAAACTGTAAATGGAATCGCTGACAGAATCATTACCGCAAAGAACGTTGACCCTTCCAGCGACTTGGCAAAACTTATTAAAGACTACGTTAAAGCGCAGTTAGATGGCATCAAAACAAATGCCGCTGGCTATGCTACTGACATTCTCACTACGGGTGATTTCAGTGGAGTTCTTAACAAGTTCTGCTCTGACGTTGTAAACAACTCCATCTGGTACGCTGAGAACAAAATCAACAACCTACTTCAATATGCTATCTCCGTTGGACAGCAAGCCGCACAAAACGAAATTAACCAAGCAAAATCACAGCTAAAAGACTGGATTGTAGACGTTACTAAGATTGACCGTAACTCTGAACTAGGTGTACATACTCTTAATCTTCTTGATTCTTATGTTGACACTATTGTTGCAGACGGCTGGCAAGCTGTTACTACTGCACTAACAACAGGTGATGTAAAACTAGCCGCAGGTCAATTCTTGGAAGTCACCAAAAGACAATCAATCGACTATGTTTGTGAACTTGGTTCCCATGCACTAGCAAATGCAATTACTTCCTACATTGGTTCTCATTCACAAAGCACAGAACTTAGTCAGATTGCGGCAGACTTAGCGCCGGGTATCATTAACACTATGTGCCAGTCAATTGGCGGTGTTATGAAGGGCGATATCTCTATCGAGCAAGCGGCTAAAAATGTGGTGGTACAAGTTGTATCCACAGTCGCTACCACAGTTGTTCACAAATATCTTGTTCCCGTCGTATCTAACTGGGTTGTTACTGGTTTAACTACTCTAGCAGTAAATATCGCTGGGTCACAGATAGGCGGACAAATTGGAGCGGCCATTGCTGGACCTGTCGGCTATATTGTCGGCGCTCTTGCCAGTGCTGGTGTTAGCTGGATTATCAACTCCATATTCAGTTAAGAGGTGATTCAAATGTACAATTACGATAACGAACTAGCAGACAAAGAAGCATCCCACGCCGCTTACGCTGACTACTACTATCGTCTTAAATCTCTGGCTTGCACAATGTTTAAGTGGGAAGGACTACCTGACAGTGTGAATGAACGATATCTTGAATATTGCCTGTTCACCTACGGTAAAGCGGTTTTCTTCAACCATGCAACCCGTGGCTATATGTGCCTGAATGGCGCACTTCGTGGAATCAACTTCTACAATGAGCCTATGTATATCAGACCTATCAGCCCTGTGGAAACGTTCCCTGAGTACGACATGAAAGACTGTGTGCTTATCAGAAACACTCCTGATATGTACCCAACTTTCCTTACCACTATCCGTTATACACGAGACTTGTACGATATCGACCAGACTATAAAAGTCAACATCGGCGCTCAGAAAACTCCTGTCCTGATTCTCACTGACACCAAGCAGAAACAGACCGCACAGGCTGTATATCAGAAGTACAATGGCAACTCGCCTGTCATCTACGGTATGAAAGGCACGTTTGACCCGAACAGTTTCATGGTTCTCCGCACAGATGCACCATTCGTTGCTGGTCAGTTGCAGGATATCAAGATTACGAAGTACAATGAGTACCTGTCTTTCCTTGGTATCGGCATGGCAGACTTTAAACGTGAACGGCGAGTAACTAACGAGGTAGAACAGTTTGACCAGCAAGCGAATGCTCTTGCTAACATTGGTCTGTCTCAGCGAAAGCACGCTTGCAAACTTATCAATGATATGTTCGGACTGAACGTATCTGTTCGGCTTGCAAATGCACCGTATATCACTGATGGTGACAAGTACAGCAAAAATGCTTCCACTATCTCCTATGTGCGTGCTCGTGGTGGAGATGATAACGGGGGTGAGGAATAATGGCAACGTATACCATTGAACTGGGAAAACTGCTTACTCTCGATGGGTTCGACATTGGCATGAAAGATTACCCGCTTCCGTCTTTTCTACATTCTGCTGGCGATATGCAGGTCTGGAGAGAAGCACTGAACCAGAAAATCATTAACCACTACTATTTCAACGAGATTTGCTGTCTGCCACCTGAGAGATTCAGATTCTTCCTGAACAACACTCTTAACGAGAAAATGCCTTACTTCAATATGCTGTATGATGCTATGGCCGAGAAGTGGCAGTTCTACACTGGCGGCACTCTCACTGAGGTTATCAAAGCTGACGGTACTAGTTCTGATAACGGCACGAAAACTGGTGCTGATGTACTTGCTAGGTCTGGCATTGATACCACTGTCAATAGCAGTACCCAAAACAATTCTCATAACGATTACACCCTCAATGTTAATTCTGACACTCCCGCTCAGATGCTAAACATCGAGAGTGATATCGCGAATAACACCTACGCTTCCTCTGCTAACAAAAATAAAAATAACGGAACTAACACAGGTAACAGTACCAGCACAGATACCACCACTTATAACAGCAAAGAAACAACCACATTCGATGAACACACCACAGCAGACAGACAGCACAATGACAACCGGAACAGAACCGTGTCTGGCTTGAATAACAAGTCTTACGCAGAACTGTTCAAAGAATACTCTGAATCTGTACGCAATCTGGATTTAGAGGTTATCGACAGTTTGAAAGATTGCTTCATGGGAATTTTGTAAAGGAGTAAAACTATGGTCAACTTCATTAAGTCTGCTGACAGCAAAATCAAAATCAATGAAGATGTTTCCTACTTGCTGAACGATGCACTGCACGTCAATGCTATGTTCACTGCTTCCGGCATTGTCGAAGCAAACAGTCCTGTCCTGCGTGTGAACCTGCCCAATGTAGGCAAGCACGCTGAACTGAATTGGTACAGCAGTTCCGACCATGCCACAACTGCCGCAACGCTGAAGAATACTGTCAGTTCCGTTGACGGCATCCATGATATCACCATTTCTCTGAGTTCCGATACCGCCGCTTCTCAGGTGTACCACATCGAGGGCTGGATTGCACTGCCCTGAAAGGGGTGATAATTATGGATTTAGTCTCGTGGGCTAAATTCTTGAGCGCCCTGCTTCGGTGGGTGCTCGACTACTTCCATCTGTAAAGGGGGTGTCACTATGCCGCTTACTACTCTTACTCCGTTGCCATTCCTGCCGATTCCTGGCAAGTTTGACCTGAACACTTTCCTTCCGGGTTCTAGTGACTATGAGATTCTGGCACGAGTTGTGGAAACCTACAATAGCGCTGTGAAACAGTTCAATGAAATTATCGAGTTCTACGCTGACTACGATACTAAAATTGAACAGCTGGAAACCAATTTTCAGAACAAACTGGATACCTTTGAAACTAAGGTAAACAACGATAATGCGCAGTTCAAAACTGATATCACTACACAGCAGAGCAACTATCAGAAGAACATTGATGCTAAAATTGCACAGCTTGACAAAACCGTACAAGAGTGCTATACTGAGATTCAGAAACTCATTAACGGTGAGTACATCGAAACTTATGTACAGGCTCTTGCAACGTGGATTGACAACAACCTACAGGTAATGGTTTCCAAGATTGTGAAATACGTCTGGTTTGAAATCAACGAGGACGGCTATTTCCTTGCATGGATTCCTGACACTTGGGACTTCATTAACTTCGACACAGAAATGAATCCTGATTCTGAGGACTATGGCAAACTTGCTTTGCTCTGGGAACCGGAAGTTGTACAGTAACTTTGACGTGTGATAGGCACTCTTCAATCCTATCGGGAGGGTGAACCGGGTGTTCTGGTTCAATGGGTGGACAGTTTATTTAATGAAAGGGGTTTCTAATATGGCTATTAAAAAGTATATTGGTGCTCGTTATGCTCCTCAGTTCATGGGCGCTTGGGATAAGGCCAGCGAATACGCCGCTCTGAGCGTGGTGTATACCAATGACCAGAGCTATGTCAGCCGCAAGACTGTTCCTGCAAACACTGAGATTACCAATACTGAGTTCTGGATTAAGAGCGCAGACTGGAATGCTCAGGTGACGCAGTACAACAAGAACGTTGAGCAGTATCAGGCCAACGTAGAGCGGTATAACCAGAACGTAGAGACGTACAACGCCAATGTTGACAATTTCTTTGACGCTACCATTCATGCGTACAACACCAAAGAGGAAATGGTTAATGACACCTCCATTCAGCCTGAATACACGCTGATTACCTGTGGTGCTAATGCAGTTGGTGACGGTGGCGGCAGTTTGTATAAAGTTGCCAGCACAACTAGTGCTACTGCTGTGGCTCTCAAGAATGAGCTTTTCGCTGTGCCGTTTGATTTCACTCTGGAAAGCGATGTGGGACAGTATACTGGTGTATCTGATACCACAGCTGTTCCCATCAAGCCCATCTCTGCCTTTTCGGTAACTAGTTCATCCAAAAAGAACGTCAACATTCAGATTCCTTCTGAGATTAATAAACCCTACGTTGTTCACGTCTACTCTCAATACGATTATCACGTCAATATCACAACTGATTCTGATAACATCACGGCAATCAGTGATGATGTTGATAAGAACACTAACATTATCATTATTGACGTTTCTACTGCTATACCTTCTGGTAAGGCCATTAACGTCATCTACGGTTCGACAACTGGCGCATTCAACGTTGTAAAACTCACCGCCAACTATACTGACATTACACACAGCACTATCGGGGCATTTGAAGTTACGTCTGATTTGTCATTTGCAGCCAACTCCAATGATGGCGAAGGTAAAATCATCATCATCACCAACACTGACGCCAACGCACATACCATCAGTTTCTTTACTAAGAGGTTCACTGCTGCTATCGGCCAAATCAAAAAGGATGTATCCATTCCCGCAAGCACCACTTATCTTTTTTACGTCAAAGTAATTATCAGTGAAGACCCTGTTGGTTCTGTACCGATTGTTAAGTACATTAGCATGACTGATGCCTAAAATATAATGCAGAGAGCGCAAAAAACTCTCTGCATTTTATTTGTGACAATATATGTAACAAAATTAAAACAATGTAGTGATACAGCCGTGAGTACAAAACTTTTTTCTTGTATCCGTAACGCACATTTAAGAAGAACTTCACCTT